AACCTGCCAAGCGGGAACAAGTTGGTGGTGATAATAGCACCCATCGAGATGAGCTTACCTGTTGACATTCCGAGATTGCTTGCTATCCCCGGAAGTGCTCCACCGAAATCTTTGAGGAGCAACAGAGCAGCGTCAAATGGCTTTGTCAGGATCTGGAAGGCTTCACCAAGTCCTTTTGTGGCACCCTCATTATCCTTCAGGCCGTCCGCCATAATTGCGAGCTTATCGGCAATGGCCTTGTCAAATCCTGCCTCAGCAAACTTGCGAATGCTTTCATCCCACTGAGTAAGGAACCTACCTTGTTGCGCACGAGTAGTTTGCATGGCTTTGGCAAGAGCACCTTGCGGATCAGCACCGCCTGTCCGCGAAAGAAGAATATTGGAGAACTTCTCCATCACGTCCTTAGACTTGACTTTACCCTCTTCCATTGCCTTCATCAGTTTCGCAATAGCATCGTCATCTGTTCCGAAACCGGCAGCTTCAGCCATTGCTGACATCACACCGGGCAAGCGTTCCGCCATCTGACCCTTGAGTTCTTCTGACATGACTTGGCCTTTGGCCATCATCTGTTCAGCAGCTCGAAGGGCACCAGCCATCTGCTCCTGACTTACACCCATCACTTGTCCATATGCGGACAGTCCGGTGAAAATATTGCGGGTGCTTTCAACGCTCATGCCAGCAGACAAACCAGACGCAAGCATCTTTGTGTACGCCGGCATCGTTTCACGTTTGTGTAGACCAAGTGTATCAGCCAGACCTGAGAACCACTTCTCTTCTGTTCCACCAGCCGACTCACCACCAGCAACTGCTTGCATTGCAAGACTCTGTGCCTGCAGCTCTTGGTTGATATCATTCATCTGCTTGATAGCAAATGCACCACCGAGACCGGGAATAAAACCTCTTCCCCATTTACCAGCAGCAGCTCCAGCAACGCCGCCCGCAAGCATCGAGTGGCGAGCGCCGAACATCCCGCCCGAGCTACCACCACTGCGTCCACCTTCAACAACACGAACACGCAATTCTAGCTTGCGTTCAAGACTACGAAGAGCAGAGTTGATTTCATCAAGCAGTTGTTTCTTGTCAAACTTGAAGCCGAGGTCTGTTGTAACCTTCGTACTCTCAAGACGATCCGCCATCTTCTGCTTGGCTTTCAGAATCTGGCTAGCCCAATGCGTCTCGTTGATCGTTACGCGAATTCTGAAGTGAGACTCAACATTCTTTTTGAATGTTCTAAGTCTATCCAATGCCGGGCGTGTGTTAGCTAGGACACCAACCTCAAGAGTAGTTGACTCTATCATGTCACGGAGCAGCTTCTTCTGCTCTGCAATGTCCGACATGCGGAACGTGACATTCTTGATATTCAGCTTTTTGAGATCAAGCTTTTCTTGCAGCTTTTCAAGTGCAGCAGATGTATCAAGGTTTACATCAGACAGTGTGAACTTCGTGGCAGCAATTGTTTTAATGTCAGCATTGAACTTCTTTCTGTCAATGCCAACTTTGAACTTGATACCACCTTCAGAGAAAGCTGAAAGCTGTTTCATCTTCTCATGAACAGCATCCAGACGTTTCTCAAAGTTCTGGAGAGGACGATAGTCTGCTTTGAACTTGAGCTGACCAACAAGAGAGGCTATTACTTTTTCTTCTGCCATCATTCCTTCCTAGGAGGGGAAGCAATATCCCTCAACTCGTTATACACCTCAATCATTTCGAGCATCAGCATTGCATCTTCTGTGTCATACACTGTCTGGAGTTCATTCAGTGTTGCCAGCTTCAATTCATGCGTGCAGATTGTGTAGATGCTGAAATCTGCACTAAACTCTTTCTCAATTCTATCAAGACGCTTCTGTACAGAAAGAGGCTGGTCTTGCGTATTGCCGCTTACCGTCCGACGATAGCGGCTAGAGTAAAAACCGAGCCGAAGTTGAACTCGATAATCTCTTTCAGGAGCAGGTATAGCTTGTCATATTCCCCAGCAAACTCCACGTCGAAGTTGATGGTGCCACTACCTTTACCAGCACTGGCCACAAGCTCTTTCACCATCGGAAGTACATCAGGATTGTCCATCTTCTCGCACAGCTCAACCACTGCCGGGATGATGTTCACTTCGGCATTACCCTTAGCGTCAACATTGGTTTCAATAGCTTGGAAGGCGGGGGCAAGCAGTTTGCCCAGCTTCACCTTCAGTGCAAAGCCACGGGATGCTGGAATAGTGGAAAGCAGATAGTCATCACTTCCTCGCTCAGTGGTGATTGTGACATTCTTTTGCTTGATAGCCATGTGTTCTCCTTATACAAACTGGTTAACCAGAGAAGTAACAAGATCCGCTGTCTTGTTTGCTGCCCCTGTGATGTTCAATGCGCTAACAGACAAGAAGTCAATGCGCCAGATGCGGGAGTTAAATCCCATTGATTGTTCCAACGAAGGCTCGCCGACAATATAGGCTTCGCTTGAAGCGAGCATTGTCTTGCCGCCTATGTCAGTGAATAGAAGATCAAGTCTTCCGTTGTAATTGCTGAAATCATTTGCTAGGATGTTGAACAACACTTCATTCGTGCTACTTGTTTGCAACACTTCTAATTCAAATGTTCCAGCGAAATCAGAATTAGAAACTCGTGTATTGTACCCACGAATTCCCTTAACTTTGGTGAATCGAACACTGTCGAAGTTCACCTTCAAACTTACAATCCCTGTGAGTTGTACGCCACTCAACATGAACTTTACATCTTGTGGAGAGTAGGTATGAACTTGAGACATCACAACACTCCGTAATCTTTCAGGGCAGACAGCAACGCACTACCTGCAGTGAATCCTTTGTCAAGCAACCCACTGTCACCGTTTCCACCATAGATCATTGCACCGCCTGTGCAAGCAATTGTCCACGTCCGAATTTCCATTCCAGAACTGAACGTCACTGTCGGTGCTTCCTCCACCCATGCCGTTGCAGCAAAGAAGGATGTTTGCCCTTTGGTGTCTTTTACACTGAATGGGAACTTTCCAATCTTCAGAGCGCAATCCAAGTTGTAGATTGCTCCGAGAATGTTGTTGGACGGACTTGTCTGCATGATGGACAATTCAACAGTCCATCCATCTTCATGCTGATAGAGACGGGCAACTTCACCATCCATTGCCCGTGCTTTCTCCATCGCTTTTGTGTTACGCTTGATGCTGACAAACACACCATCCGCCAAACCAGTAACCTGATGGATGCCCCCGACGTTAATCAGCACATCCTTCGGTGAGTATGTATAGAGCATCCTTCAGTTCCTAGTTCAGATTACGCTGTCCACTTCGGATCAAGCTGTACGCCCAACTGCTCCAGTGCAGCCTGAGCAGCAGCGGAGATCGGGGCATTACCGCCAACGAAGCTAATCATATGGTCACATTCAATCACCCACTCACGGGCCTGCATCGAGTTACTGAAAGATGCAGTAGGACGCTGGGCAATGTAAGCTTCTTCAGAGAAGAAACTTGTGCGACCAGACTTATCCTTCACCATGACGCCAAACAAACCATTACGGCTTGCGCGGTCGTTGGCAAACAAACCTTCCAACACATCGTTGGTGATGGAGATTTGCTGAAGGCTCATAGTCACCTTGCCACCATCATCAGCGTTGTAGATGCGGGCACCAGTGTTATCTGCGCCCTTATAGCGAGTGAAGGTTGCGGCAGAAGGCTCAACAGAGACAATACTGTCTTCCATAAAACCACTTGCTCGCCAACTCAGGCCAGAACTCTCTTGGAAGATAATTACGTCCACTTCATTGGGGGCGTAAGTACCAATACGTTCGGTAGTCATTTATCTATTTCTCCTTACCTTACGGCGTTACCGAGCCTTGAATGTCAACGAAGTGTGCAGCCCCACGGATGCGTGCAGTAAAGGTGATACCTTCCATTCGACGCTGACCACGGGTGTTTGGGTGAAGGCTCAGAATGTCCGGCACAAATACTTGCGGGGCAGGGGTTGCTGCCAAGAATCCATTGCGAACACCTTCATCCAACACAGAGCGAATTTCAGCCTCAGCTTGAGCAAAACCAGCGTTATCCATTGGAAGCCCGGTGTTGTACATGCGAAAGAACATGCGCTCTTGCATACGAGCCTTCAACCAGTCAACGCCGACCATCGTGTCAATCCACTCACCGCCGAAGGTCTTAGCGCCCTGTAGCACGTTCAACCCTTTGACAGTGGAGTAGTAACTGTAATTCTTACCCGCCAAGTTTGTGACTGCAGTAGGAGTAAGCTTACTCGGGGTTACACCAACCAGCGTTGACAGAT